TAAATCGACCCGCACCATTTGTAGAAGATATAGGTACAAAACTAGCCGAACAAGCAGTAGCATTACAAAACGTTCCAGTTGTAACAACTGGTATTACAGGTATCTCACAACAACCAGGCGAGACACCAGAAGGTTTTAAAGCAAGACAAGATGCTGCAAGAGCATTTACATTAAGACAACAAAATTTAGCAGGACTTACTCCAGAAGTAGCAAAACAAGATCAATTACAAAAAGATGCACAAGCAAGAGCAATAGCAGGTTTA